TAGTCGTCAAACCAACTCCAATTGGATGGTTGTCATTACTCCTTCTTTTTCTTGCCATAGTTAAATTGGTTTTACATTTGCGCCTGGAACTTTTGAAACCTTGTGTAGAACATCATTCCACCCAGGATTTCGTCTAACATGTCTACTCAATAAATCACCAACCTCTCCCACATTCATTTGTGTAGGAATGAGTGGTTTGATATGTGGATTTTCTTGGAGAAAAGGTTCCTTTTCCGCCATATACATCCATTTTTCAAAGATTTCACCAGTTTCTGTATTTTCGAATCGATAAGTTGGCATTATTTTAATAATATGTAAAATTATTTATTCCAATGTAATAGAAGGTGCATCCATACATTCAGGGCAGTTTTCCCTACCCCATCCAAGAGCAGAAGAGATTGTAGGAAACTGACAGGTAAAGATACAACGGATTGCTTCAGCAACCTCCATATGCTCCTTCTGGGTGCCGTGAGCACTACGAAGGTCAATATAATGCATCCATGACCTTAAAGAACCTGACATATAAAGACGGGTCTGTGTTGCCTGGGGAAGTACAAAACGAGCACATTCCTTTGCCACGCCTTTTTCAAGCATATCATTATAAAGATCAAGAGAAATTTGAAAATGCTTACGAATTCTTTCTTGAAGAGTTAGTTTCAAATAATCTCCAAGATCATCTGTGCTATTCTGTCTATTTTTTGTATCTTGTCTCCTAAGATCAGGTACAGGAAGTTCAATTTGAAGTTCCGTACTATCAGCATATCTTTGGCTGAATTGTTGGAATGTGAAAGACCTATGACGCAAAATTTGCGTAGCAATCGCCAACGAGGTATTAATTTCAACTGTAAGGAATGCATGTTCGAAGATGCTCCAATGTTGGTTCTTAATACAGTATTTAAGCAATCCTTCGAAGTTTGAGTTCTCTTGATTTTTTGGATTACTTACACGAGCACAATAGGCAATATGTTGTTCTGCATTTGGTGTAGCAGAAATAAGTTTAACTTCTGGTTTCATTTTCCAAATCCTTTTGATGTATGTTTTTCTAATTCAGCAAGTTCATTTTCAACAACTCTTAATTGTGATTTCATTTCTTTCAGTTGTTTATCTGAATACAAATGTTCTTGTTTAATTAATCTTTTAAGTAATTTAACCAATTGTCTTGATCTACTAGTCATCATCATCCTCAAATACTTCATCGTAATCAATAATTTTTTGATTACTTTCTACTTTATGTGCTTGAACGTCTGAAAAGATTTCTGCTTTTAAAGAATCTAAAAGCAGTTCCATATTCCTTATAATCAGTTTAAGTTTTTCTCTATCCATATAGTAAAGTTATCTCCTTTCATTTTACATAAAAAAAGGGGGGAAGTCAATTCCCCCCTCAATATTAACGCATTGCCATTGCTAATTTTGCTTGATGTTTGCGTTGTTCTTTTTCTTTTTGTTGCTTAATTAAAATAAGTTGCCAGTTGTTTTTAATTTTCATTGGAGTGCTCCTTTACTTTGTGGGTATTGGTGCGTTCCTTCGGTATCCCTACTTCCGTTTGCTATTCGCAAATAGCAAATGAACGTCTAATATATATACAATTAATTTTGTATCATTTGATACTATTTTCTTTTTTTCGTTTCTTTTGGAACAAACCCATAAACTTTTGGACTTACCTTTCCATCAGTCCATTTAATTTCTTTGAGTGCTCCCTTTCCATATTCATCATAATAATTATCAAAGATTTCTACCTTACCACCTGCTTGTACTATATCATATTTTTCTTCATCTTTTATAATATAAGTTACAAGATAAGAATTGATTGGAAGACTTTTATCTTTTGCTAATGTTTTATCACAATCTTTGTGTATAATATTCAATAGTTTTCCTCCAATTTTCAACTCCTATTTCCCCAAACAATATCAGGATATGCTTCAGAAACAATTTCTTTATTGATTTTATATTTACTTTCAAGTTTTTTATCTTTCACAAGACAAACAATTTCTGCTTCCAGAGGATGAAGTCCTTCGAGCATATTGATAAACATCATTTCTCTACGAATAGAACTTAAACTATCATTACCACCTCTTACAAAATTATAAAGCATTGTAAATTCTTTACGAAGAGTAGTTTTACCAGTTCTATTTTGAATTGTCCCCATTGACGTAGTGGAATAATGCTCCATAGTTTCAACTTCTTGTTTCACTCTATCAGAAAGAGTTCCACTTACTTTAAAATCTTCTTTAAGATTTGAATATGGAATATCACCTTCTGGTAAAACAGATATTACAGTTTCATCAAAATTCCAAATAAAAATTGCTTTTAATGAATCGTGTTCGTATGTTTTAAGTACTTCTACTTTCTTTGCTTTTGACCTTTGCTTTGAGGCAAGAGCAAGAATTTCAAATACAAATGGATTTGTAGGAAGAATTTCGAGTTCAGTCTCTGTCTTCTTCGTCGTCGTTATCGTCATAATCGTTTTCAAATCGTACTGCTAAAATTTCATCTGGTATAAGATTACCGTTTTCATCAAACATTTCTGGATGAGTATAAAATCTTCTAACTTGATTTTCATACAAGTGAGACTTCGTTAGCCAACCTATTACTCCACCCACAAGTAAAAATAAAAAAGATAATATAGTAAAAATGGTGAGTTCTGATGCTAACATTTCTTTTCTCCAAGAGACTACGTTTTTTTTACCATCCTTAGTTCAATTTTAAAATGTATCTCTCGTTTAAAAAGAGAAAACATTTTTCCAAAACTGAACTGTCTAGAATCCAATTCTGGTTGATTTGTCCCTCCTTTTTTTCGAAGTATTAACTCAACACCACGATTGATGTTTGTTCTTCCAGAATTATTTATAGTACCCATTAAAACATATTGTTCTCTTGTAAGTACTTCACTGTATCACTACATCCACCAATATGCTTTTGTTCGAAAACAACTTGCGGAAATGTAGAACCTTCCCCAAATTCAGCATAGAATTCTTCTCTTGTGAATTGAGTTCCAAGTTCATAACAAATGACTGGATAACCTCTTTTGATACTCAAATCATTTAGAACCATTTTAATCTTGTCGCAATAAGGGCAACCTTTTTTTGAATAAACTGTAAAACTCATAAAACTATTAATAAGGGTATAAGAATTATTAAAATTGAAATTAAAGTCCCCATTACTTCTGCAGCAATGGGGTAAAAACTACCATCTTCCATATTACGAAGCGTTATTCCTCCTTTGACGATACTTATACAAAGGTTGTTTTTCTTTATTGTTCATCCAATCAACTATAGCATTTCTTTTTGCTTCTGTAAAGAAGTCTTGATTATAATACCAAGTTTCCCAATCGGTATGTGCTTTATCACGATTGCAAGATTCACAACAACAAATAACATTTGTAATGAAGTCACTTCCACCTTTTGATTGCGGAACTATATGATCGATTGTTAAATTTTGATCGGAATCACAATAAGCACATTGATGATTCCATTTTTCTTTAATTGATTTTCTCCACAATCGTTTTGCTTCTTGATTTGATAAAGTTTTAAGATTAAAAAGATATTCTTGTGGAGAAGTGTAAAGTTCCATAAAGTTTAGCAACTTATTGTTATTTATTGCTAGTTCTTATAACCCTTATAAGTTCTTTGAGAGTAATATAAATGTAATGAAACTCATCATAATAAGTGATGTCTTGGTCTCTTTCAAGACTCCTCATCAATTTTTTTATTGTTATGTTTATATGCACAAGCACCTCGTATCCAAGCACGACTTAAAGAATTTATATAAGAACATCCTTTTTTAGATTCCCCACAGTATGGACATTTAGCATCTGGGGGGTCTTTCAAGTATCCCTCAGGTGTGTACATTTTTCGGTTTTTAATATTCTCCGTTTGCTTATGTTTACGATGATTCATACAACAAAGGGTTCTTGTTGTCCTTCTGGTAGTTTGATTTGAGGTAGTTTTTCTACTTTCCTAGATTCTTTTTTACTTACAACGATTTCATTTGTAGGAAGTGCTTTGGGCATTTCAATATCAATCACTGGTCCCATCAGAAACTTATTTCTGGTATAAGTGCGATTAGCAGGGTCAAAGGCAACCATTTCTAATGCATCTCTTTCTTCACCACAATCTACAATTTTTCTGCCAGTCTTGGTCTCAATGACAGAAAAATAATCTTCAGTATTATACTTGTTCATTCTTGTCTTCTGGTTCTGTTGTTTTATTATAAGGTGGTTTCATCGGTCTGTAAAGATTAGGCCAGGTATCTCTGATAATCTCTGCGAGTTTATATGGAGTTTCTGAAGATATCATAGGTATTGTGTGATGGACATTATGAAAAGGAGTATGCCGAACAGTTGGAAGAGGAGGAGGATGTGAAGGAAGGTCATTGGTGTTTTTTATATTGATTTATACCTGTTGGATTTCCACCAGCACAAGTTCCATATTTTTCAAGTCTTGCTTCATATCCTAACCTAGCCGTTTCACTTCTTCCACCATTTTCTACCCACTCTTTCCAAGTTTGTAGATGGGAAATACATTCTCTTATTCTTTCTCCTCGTCTTACTCCCATGTAAGGAAGTATTTTTTGTAGAATGAATAAAACTTTTTCTTTTTCCCCGATGTGAAGTGTATAAACCTGTTTATTTTTTACAGTTTTTCTAGATGGTGAAAAATAAGACTTATCTAAAAGTTTGCTCAATCTTACAATAATATCTTCATCAACCATAGAAATTTTTATAAATGGTGCTGGAGGAGTTTTAGAAGTTTCATAACGGTCTTTGGAACGATTATCTATTCCAAAATATCCTTCACCCTCTAACAATCCAGCAATCCAAGCAATATCAGTTTGAGTTAGGTTTAACATTTTGCTTCCCAAATGCTGTATTATTTATACAAGTTTACAATAAAAATGGGGATAAGTCAATATCCCCAATATTATTATGTTAGTTGAGTTTTATATCAACCAATTTGTGGAGCAATAAGTGCCATTTCTGAAATAGATGCTGTCGCAAGATCTAAAGGAAAGTTGTGGCTATTCCTTTCGTGAACTACTTCCAAACCCAAATCTGCACGATTCAGGATGTCAGCCCAAGTGGGAACAACTTTACCAGTATGGTCTAAAATGCTTTGATTAAAATTAAGACCATTCAAGTTGGTTGAAGAAACGGCAATACCAAGAGCAGCACACCAAATACCAATTACTGGCCAAGCAGCAAGGAAGAAGTGAAGACTACGGGAGTTATTAAAAGACGCATATTGGAAAATAAGACGACCAAAATACCCGTGTGCGGCTACTATATTATATGTTTCTTCCTCTTGTCCAAACTTATATCCATAGTTTTGACTTTCATTTTCAGTTGTTTCACGAACCAGTGAAGAGGTTACAAGTGAACCATGCATTGCGGAGAAAAGACTTCCTCCAAATACTCCAGCAACACCAAGCATATGCAGAGGATTCATAAGAATATTGTGTTCAGCCTGAAAGACTAACATAAAATTAAAAGTTCCAGAAATTCCCAAAGGAAGACCATCAGAAAATGAACCTTGTCCAATTGGATATACAAAAAGAACGGCAGTCGCAGCAGCAGCAGGAGCAGTAAAAGCAACAAAAATCCAAGGTCTCATACCAAGACGATATGAAAGTTCCCATTCTCTTCCAGCATAAGACCAAACACCGATCAGAAAATGGAAAACAATCAATTGATATGGTCCTCCATTATAAAGCCATTCATCAAGTGTTTGTGCTTCCCACATTGGATAAAAATGCAATCCAATAGCATTAGAAGAAGGAACAACAGTAGCAGAGATAATGTTGTTTCCATCCATAAAAGAACCAGAAACCATTTCTCTAATACCATCAATGTCTACTCCAGGGGCAGCAATGATAGCAAGAATAAAGCAAGTTGTAGCAACCAAAAGTGTTGGAATACATAATACACCAAACCAACCAACATAAAGACGGTTGTTGGTTGAAGTCACCCAAGAGCAGAATTGTTCCCAGGCATTAGTAGAATTGCGTTGTGCAATAGTAGCAGTCATTTTTCGTTAAAGGGTAAGTATAAGTCCAGGGGGAACTGGATGATTACAGTATTTCCTACACCACCCTCCAGTGTAGGTATGAGAGACGGATTTTAGTTGCCTAGTCTCGGTGCGGCAACATTAAGAAACGTTACATTCCTTAACACTTATTTATTATAGCATTGTCAGGAAATCCTGTCAAGACATAAAAAAAGTCCCCTTTCGGGGACTGCGAATCATTCTGCTTCTTCTGCAGGTTCTTCTGCTTCTGGAAGTGGAATTTCTTCGGGTTCTGGTTCTGGAAGAGTTACACCTGTTTGCGTAAGATACTCAATCGCACCTTGAACTTTTAAAAATAGTTCTCTTTTTGCTGTAGCCTTGGTTTGCAATCCTTCCAATTCAAGGGATAGGTCTTGTGCTTGCTTTACGAGATTTGCAAGATGTTCTTGTTGTTCGGTCATAAAAAATTAATTAATTCGACTTATTTATATTATAGCACAAGTAGTCAAATATAAAAAAATGTGTCGATAAATACTTATAGTCCTATAAAATAGAAAAATGAAAAGATTAGCACTACTCTTTTCGTTATTCTTAACTACTCCTGTCTTTGCTGGTGAAATTACAAACAAAATCACTGATTCTGTTCAATTGGGCGTTCAGGGTGCTGCGGTACAATCCGTGAGACTTGGAGGAGAATACTCGGTCTCTGGTACAAATATCAAAGCAAATACTTTTGGTGGCGTTGGAACTGCTGGTTCTTATGATGTCAATACTGCAGGTCAAGCATTTAGTTTTTCGGAAACCAAACGTACTGCTGATACTGATGTCACCTCTCAGTCGGTCTCTGGTGGAACTATTGCTTCTCCCAACCTTTATGGGGATGCTACTACTCAGTTAGGTGGAGACAAAGGTTCTCTTGCAGGAACTCTATCACCAACGGGTGTTCCTACAATTACTGCTGGTGGTCCTGGTACTACTGCAACTGCACAACGTAGTGTAGAGCTGAGCGTATTCAAATGAAAAAACTCCTAGCAGTTTTATCACTGCTAGGGTTTTCTTCATCGTCTGCCCTAGCAGTTCCTGTGGTTCCTAATTTTACAAGTGGAACCATCACAGCAGAAACAAAAACACACACCGAAGTTATTGAGAGTATTCATCAAATAGAATATTCTACTGGAAATTCTTATACTGTAACTGGCACGAATATCAATATTCCTGGAAGACCACAACCAGGAGCAGACTATTCAATTTATAATCAAGGTGCCGCATTCCAGTTTAGTGAAACATCACTGACACCTGGCATGAGTAAAGAGACATGGATAGACAGAAAAACTACAGAAGACTCTACCACAAACTCAGTCTCTGTATTTACACAGTAATGCTTACTGGGTCATCAATTGCCCAACAAGCACCATCTAACACTAACATAGCAGGACCTTCAGCATCTGCAACTGGTAATGTAACCAATCAGGCAGTTCAGGTGCTTCAAGGTCCTTATGCTACAAATACTTATGGTGCAGGAATCTCTTGCCAAGGTCCAACGATGAGTTTTGCACCTTTTCTTTTAGGTAGCACAAACTTTAGTCAAGACCCAGCATCATTTCAAACTTATAATGGAAACTTTGGATTTTCTATGGGATTTAATTTTCCTCTTGATGGTTCATTACAAGAACTTTGTAAACAAAGAGTGCGAACAGAAATAGAAAGACAAGATGCAGAAGCAGCAAAAGCACGTCTTGACTTTGAACTTGTAAGGCTGATCAAGTGTGGAGAAGCAAAAAAATCTGGAGTTGATTTTCATCCTCTATCACCTTATGCCAAGATTTGTGCGGATATTATCATACAACCACCAAAAATTGTTACGGTTGATCCAGCAAATTCAATAAATAATAAGTTCGTGCAACAGCAAAATGGCAAAGTCAGCAAATAAAGGCAAAAAAGGTTCTGCTGGAGGACAAAAAAATTCCAAGCAAAATCAAGGCAATGCGACTGCCAAAAAAGCAAAAAACGGTGGAAAGAAAAAATGAGGTTTTATGCCAAGAGAGTGGAATACTCCCAAACGTGAATGTTGGAACAAACCCATTCACCAAATATTAAAAGCAATAGATAATCATGTAAGGATTGGAATGGAAACAGAAGATCCATGGCACGAAGAACAAGCAGAAATATTAAGAAAATATGTAAAGGATTTAAAAGTTTGGATACATAAAGAAGAGGGATGTTGGAACGAATGAAAAAACTTCTTACGGCAATCGGTCTTTCATTAAGTTTAACTTTACCTACACTTGCAGTTACTCCTGGAAAAGATACACAAGATCTTCCAGATAATAGTAATGCTGCTCTTGGGTGTATGATCCTTTTAGAATGTATGAAAGGTGTAGAACAAATACACGCAGACTATAAGTTTGATAAGTTTATTCCAGAAATGGCAGATGAAGCATCAAGAATAATTGTTGCTTTGGATAAAATTAATGTTGGTGTTTATATTGGAGATAAAAAATACTTTCCAAGATATTTGAATGGGATTTATAAACCAGATTATAATAGATTCTTTATTCGTAGAGACCTTCTAGATGATCCTAGAGGATTTTTGAGTACTCTTCGTCATGAAGGATGGCATACAGTTCAAGATTGTATGGCAGGTGGTGTTTCAAATCCATTTATTGCTCAAGTATATCATGATGACCAAATTCCAAATTGGGTAAAAGCAAGAGCAGAAGAACTTTATGGTCTTGCAGGACAAGGTGCAGCAATTCCTTGGGAAGCAGACGCAATTTGGGCAGCAAATCAAAAAGGTGAGACTGCAAAAGGATTAGAAGCATGTGCAAATAAAACCTTATATAAGGAATATCCACCAACACCAAAAACAAAAGAATGGTTAATTGGTTGTGGATTTATGAAACCAGAAGGTAAATATTATCCATATAACGAAAACAAAAAGAAACAGGAGTGTATTCCTAAAAAATGAATGACTTTCCTTGGGGTGTAATGGTAATACTTGGATCAGGTTTAATTTTTACTGGTTGGTGTATTTACTATATACTACGACTGGCATATTTGGAGACAAAAGAATGAAAGAACTCTCATTAATTTTATCAGCATTAAGTTTAACCGTAACTTTGGGTTTAGCAGTTGGTGCTTATATGACTTATAAGAAAGCAGAGGATATGATCAACAATCCAGAGAAATTGATTGATCAAATCGTAGAACATAAGATGAATGATTTGTTGAAGAATCTACCATTACCAAAATCACCAATTAAAGACTTTAAAATTTTTTAATGAAAAGATTCATCTTCCTATCCATCATACTAATTCGTGTTCTAACTCATGATGGATTCTTCTTATCCCAAAGAAGATTTCCACCGAAACCTCAACCTGCTGAAATAAGAATAGCAATTAGAAGACCTTGGAGAAAAGGAAGAAAAAAAATTATTTTTTAGATTGAGCTTCTTTATATTGACGTAACTTTTCTTGTTTCTGTTCCTTTTTCAAAAGTTTAGCAACTTTTTTCATTTGAACATCCTTTTCAAAGGCAAAGAAAATCTGCAACTCATAATCGGTCAAGTCCTTGTTCAAAAGTTTTTTGGCACGAACATAAAATTGATTTGCTAATGGTTTAAAGAACTTAAGAAGAAACTCTACAGCAGACTTTCCTAGAATAGCAGCAGCAGTCGCAGCCATTGCTGTGGTTCCTGCCAACGCAATCTCTTTATTTGTAGGTACTGGAACTGCACCCAATATAGGAACATGAATTTCAGGTGCTCCTATTTGAGTGTTTGTAGATGGTTGATCGGAAATATTCCGATTATCCTGTGTATTTTGAGCAGGAATTTGGACTTGAGGTAATACTGGTTTACTGTCAGGAAGTTTTCTTTCTTTTTGTTCTTCTTCCTTTTCTTTCTTTTGTTGTTCTGCTTTTACGGCAGCATCAAACTCTTCCTGTGTAGGAACCTGTAATACAGGATAAGACAAAGAAGGATCTGGAACGTTCACTATGGGACGACCCAGATCCTTTATAATTGGAAACTCAAACTTGTGTTGAGGCAGACGCTCTACTGTAGTCTGGGGAATCTCCACAGGTTGGACAATCCTCGGTTGATTCAGTTGCGATAACTGATTCAACTGTTGGTTCGACAAGTTCTGGAGTTGGTTCAACTGCGGTGATTGCAGATTCGGAATCTCGTTTGGCATCTTCCTTATCATTCTTCAGTGTATTAATACCAAAGGTTGCGGCAGAAGCAGTAAATACCGTCGCAATAAAAGTTGGATCCATTTTGGCAAGAAGTCCTGCATAACTAGCAGTAAGGAGAGCAGCAGACCAACTTAAAATTGCAACACGAATTAACTGTCCCATAGCTCTTTCTCTTTTATTTGATGAATCAGTCATTGTATCTAAAATAGTGGTGGACTCACTTTAGATAATTATTCTAACCTATTTAGCCCAAGGACATGCCTTTGGCATATAAACTACAGCATGACCAGTTGCTACTGCTTGCTGGTTAATTTCAGTTCCATCAGCAAGGAAGAGACGACCAACAGTTCTACCGTATAGGTCTTTGGTGACTCTTTCAATTTTAATATCTTGATTTAGAACTAAATCAGACAACCATTTCTGTGCTGCTGGACCACCAATCGGATCCTTTTTACCATGCTTGTTATTGGTTACTTCTGGAGCATCAATACAAGCAAGACGAATCTTTTCACCAGATGCTGTAGTTACAGTATCTCCATCATGAACACCAACAATAACATCTGCCTTAACGGCAAGTGTTGCTAATGAGAGGGCAGCAATCACTGCACCGATTTTAAAAAGTTTCATTTTTATTTCGAATAGATTTTACTTTTTCCAGGATTCTCCTTCTGCTTTTCTTCTACGAGCAAGACCTGCTTCTACATTTGAACCAGGATTTCTGTAGAGATATAAAGCATCGGGAACTTTATCCCATTCCTTATTCTTTAATCTTGTAGTAATGGTATTAAAATCACCACTACCATAAAAACCTGCACCTAAGTTATAGGCAAAAGAAAGCAAAGCTCCTCTTTTACCATCACTCATTTCATTCCAATGTGGAATTTTACGAAGTGCTGGAAGGAAGTTCTTACGGCATTCATCCATCAATAATGAATCTGCTTCTGCCTGAGTAATGGTTTGACCCAATCTAAATGGACCACCATTCTTATCTCTCGTACATCCCCAACCAATCGTAATTGGAAGACCTCCTGTAAGAGGATCTGGATATGCATTCAATCTGCAACCTTCAAATTGTTTAATCAATTGAAGACCTGCTGCGGGGACATCATCACCAGATGCTGCAGCAACAGGTGCTGCTACAGCTTCAGTCTTTTTTCTAAAGATCTCCGCCCATTCTGCTTTATCTTCCAAATATTGAACTGGAAGATGATCCTCTAACCACTGAACTCCTTTTACATGATTTTCATTTTTGTCATCATAAAACTTGAAGAAATTGTGTAAATCTACTTTTGCCATTGTTCTGTCTCCTTGATAATTACGAACCGAAAATACGACCCCAGCCAGTGCCAGGTTTACCTTGTTCTAACCAACGATACTTAAGAACATCTTTAGTATAGATGGTTTTCTTACCGTGTTCTACTGGACCAGTATAATTGTCATTCAATGAACCATAAGGATCATTGATGTAATATCCTTTGAGATCTGGAGTAGTACCAATAACTACGACCATGTGACCGCCAGTTGGAGCAGAAAGAGGACCACGGTGGAGGATACCGATAACCAATGGACGCCCAGCAGCAAGCTCTCTAT